CGGCTTGTTTATTCTCAACCTCTAACTTTTGTCCAAACATGTTTACTGTTTGACCGAGTAAATGCAGAGCCTTAATTCTATTACTTGCCTGATCGCCTTGTTCTATTTCTTCGGTTAGCTTTTTTAAAACGTATTCTTCCCGCCTGACCGCCATCGTGCTACGATCGTCTTCCATACGCCTTTGAATAGCTTTTATCCTATTGGTAACCTTTGGGTTAGTCATTAACTCACTTGCCATATTCCAAATTGTATTGTCTTTAGTTGTTGGGCTGACATTATAAACTCTTCTATATGCATCGCTACTAGTCAAACTTTCCTCAGCTATAAGCCTTGCAAACTCAGCTTGTTTTGCGGTTATCGGCTGATCCTTTTTTTTGGTCTCTTTAAATTCTTTTTTATTGTCACTTACCAATTTTAATTTTGGTTTTTTATCTTCAGTTTTTTTTGCCATGATTTACCTACCAATTATTTTTTTATTGCACTCTCAGAAATTAGCACCTCATTAACTTACTGTAAATATTATCTCATTTAGTGAAATAGTGATTAATAGCCCATAAAAGCCCACACAGCCACAAAAGGTGTTCCAAGGTATGATATATCAAAAAAGTTTGTTTCAGCGTTTTTGGCTTGAGCCTTGACTTACAGAGCATCTCAAAAAAAAGTTTAAAAAAAGTTCATTATTTTTGAATAATTTTAGTTTGTTAATCGTTTACATAATAACAACAACAAAACAATGGAGACCAACATGAAAAAACTACAATGTGCAAGTTGCAATACAGATCAAAACGTCAGGTTTTATGACAAAGGTCAAACTCAATATGGATATTTCAAAATAGGTTGGGAGTTGTGTCCTGACTGCTACAATCGGGAGGTAAATTGGGAGCATGACAAACAAGAGCAAAGGGAAATATTCAACAAGGGGAATTAATTTTCCCCTCTCCCAAAGTTAATTTTAACTTTTGTAAAAGTTATTAAAAAAAGTTTTTGAGTGTGGATAAGGGATACAGAAGATATTTACATTTATTTACATTATTTTACATTTTTGGGCTTGTATTTATACCCATTAATTGATATATAAAAGATGTCAGCCCCTATTTGGCAATTTGTTAAAGCGAACCGCAAACATCCCTCTCTGACCTACATGGGAAACTAGGCAGAGAGATCAGCAACCGAGAGAATGTAGGTTGTAAGATCTAGAGAGGCAAGAGTGAACCGCCCCCCACAATTCAGCGAGATGATCGTAGCGATATGGGCAAACCAACAAGTCACTAAAAGGCATCCCGATCAAATATCGGGCAAGGTACAAATAACCTTACGAGTTGCCAAGTAGTGGTTGACACAAAACATAATTATCACAACTCAGGAGATCAATATGAATATTACAGATACACAAAAGAAGATTATGGATAGAGTTCTAGATAAGTACGATGCTTTATTAGATGAGTTGGCGGGGTTAAATCCAAACTATATGTCTGATAGCAAGTACATCGAGATATTTGGGGGCAGAAAAGATCTAGAGAATGATATCTACTCCCACATTCAACAGTATAACTTGGATAAGAAATATCCTCGTCTCCCTTTAGAGGGAATGAAAAGCTATAACAAAGTCTAGCTGATGAGACCTAATGAGGTCGAAACATTGAGCAGTATTTACTGCTCCTTGTCCTAGAATAATTAATCAACATGGAGAACCATAATGCAAAATATTAACATCGAGTATTTGCCTCAGCTTATCACAAAGTTAGAAGAGATTATGTCTTGGAATAGCTTTGCTTTAAGTCTTGTAAATCAGTACAGATCAAAAGGCGGTCTATCTGAAAAGCAAATGTCCTCTGCTCAAGCTATGCTTGATAAGATGGCAGTAAATAAGTCTAAGGCTGAGAGCCTCAGGAAAAGTTTCAACACTAAAAAAATCGAGGATCTTTTTGCAGTTGCATTAAGTAACGGGCTAAAGAGACCAAGGTTTCATTGTGGAGATGTTATCTTATCTTTGGCTAGTGAGCAGTCAAAGAATAAAGGGGCTATCTACGTTAAGCATAAGGATACCAACGAGTACGGGCATACCGAGAAAAACTATGTAGGTAAGATTATGAATAACGTATTCATGCCGATCCTGAGGGCATCCAAAGAGGCTATTGATACTGTTATGTCTATAGCTGATGATCCTTTAAAGAGTGCTATCAATCATGGCAAAATGTCTAACCATTGTTCTATGTGCGACAAAGAGTTGACTGTAGATAGATCAATCAAAAATGGTTATGGCAAAAAGTGTGCCGAGAATTGGGGCTTTCCTTACTAATTAATCAACCAACCAACTTGCAAATAATGGAGAAAATTAATGCAAAAAAATATTTCTTACGGACTATCAAACGAGAGCATAAAGTCAATCGCATCCGCTGAGACCACGATTTCGGGTCTCAAGGATGTCAACAAAGAGAATACTGCAACGATTAACTATAACAAAGTTCAAGAGCAGTACGTTCCTTTTATCGTTCATTCTGCTCAGTTTCCAAGGACTAAAAGCGGTAATGTTTCCAAGCATACAACTCAAGTTATGTATGAGGATCTTGTTAATCATTGCGGTATGTCTAAGTCTTCAGCCAAGATACTCAAAGAGAATAGCATCAAGTTCTGCGAGTTCTTTGATTTACCTACTCAGGCTACACCTGAGTTAGTCAAGGGCATCTTATCTGAGAATGACCTCGATACTCAAACCAAGATTGTTGCAAAGGTCTCAGGCAAAAAAGAGGTTACACTTGCCGAGAAGATTGCCAAGATGGTTTATGGCAAAGAGGTTACCAAAAAGGTTGATGGTGTCGAGCAGACTATCTTCGTTCCGACTGATCTAACAATGGATGAGATCAATCAGATTGAAGAGCATATGGCAGATATCAAAAGGGTCAGGGTTGCAACTGATGAGGCGAATGCCAAAAAGTTATCCGAGACCTCAACCGATAACAAAGAGACTAACGATGTTCTCGATCAGCTTACCGCATAATCGAATGCACAAATTGAGATCCGACTTTGTCGGGTCTCTGCTTGTTCAGTCGAGCAATAACAATAACATTAATCAGGGAGACAAAAATGAAATGTGTTCACTTTGTAGGATTTAGAGATGATGACGAGTACTTGAGTGCCATTAAAGTTTTTGGCAAGCCTGACTTAATTCACTACGTTCACGACAAAAGAATGTATCAGGAAGTAGACAGTACAAAAGACATTGTCGTTTTCAGTAAGCATTCTAAATTGCAACCAATGGCTATCTATTCTTATGACGATAGCCGATATCATTAACAAATACGGGAGTTACTATGGAAAATTTCATTAAGCTACATAATAAAATGCACAAGTTTCATAAACGTCAAAAGGCATTAGACGAGTTGTCAATCATTCAAAAATTAGATGGCATCATCGCTGATCTAAATGCTGATGGATTAAATGAAATAGCTAATCTTGTTGAAATAGAAAAACAAAAGATTGGCAATAAGTTCAATCAGGCTGAGTTACAGTCTCAGATTGAGTTAGAAGATTTAATTAAAACTAACAAGGAGTTACTAGATGAATAATCAAGATATCGTAAAACATTTCGGTGGTCGTATTATCCGAGGTGTATTCAAAAAGATTGATGGCTCTCGCAGAAAGTTTTGGGGAGTTCTCAAGTATGAGGATAGGGATGTTCCTAACCTCGTAACAGTCTACGACTTTAGCAAAAAGGCTTATCGTAGATTTAGACTAGACCAAGGATCTATCGTGCTTAATAGCGGAGATCGTTGGATTAAACATAACCAAATTAAAGGTGTAACTTTAAAAACAAGGAGTACTGTATAATGAGATTATCATTAGCAAGAAATATCATTGTCGAGGGCATCAAAAAGAATGTTGCTCAAACTTTAAAAAAGCCAATCACATTCCACCTTGAGGGTAGCATGGGTATTGGCAAGACTGCATTGGCTAGACAGATAGCCGAGGACTTAGGTTTTTACCTTGTCATCGTCTCTTTGCCTCAGCTAGAGCCTACCGATATTGGCGGTATGAGAATGCCTAAGGGCGATAGGATGATCGTTCTTCAGCCTGATTGGTATGTCAATGCCGAGCAGATGGCAAAGCTAAAAGCCGAGGGCTACAAAGGTGTCTTGTATTTCTTTGACGAGTTGCCTCAAGCCCCTATTCTGAACATGAACATATATGCTCAGATTGCCGATGAGTATAGAATTGGCGATTACAAGCTAGATCGTACTGAGTGTTATGTAATGTCAGCGGGCAATAAGCTATCAGACAAAGCGGGTACAAATGCTATGCCTAGTTTTCTAATCGATAGGCTTACGTTCCTCGAGATCGAGCCTAACCTCGATGACACTTGCAACTATTTTGCTAAGACGGGTGTAGATCATAGAGTTATTTCATGGCTCAGATTTCAGCCTGAGTTCTTGCATCAGTTCAAGCTAGGCGAGAATGCTTATCCTACTCCAAGGTCTATCGAGAGATCTGCTCAGATTATGAATTGGGATCTCGATGAAGAGGCAATGGGCGAGGCTATCAGCGGTCAGATCGGCAGATCAGCATATGCTAACCTCAAGACACATATGGATGTTTACTCCAAGTGTCCTGATGTTGATAAGCTAATCGCTAATCCTGATACTGCTGAGATCGTGGAAGAGCCTGCGATTATGTATGCTTTATGCTCCACCTTATCGACTAAGGCTAACGATAAGAACATCGGTAATATCTTAAAGTACTTGAAGAGATTGCCGAATGAAGAGTTCCAAGCATATGTCCTCAAGGATGCACTATCAAGAGACAACAGTCTCAAGCAAAACAAGGATGTCAGATTGTGGGCATCTGCAAAGGGCAACGGGAAATATCTCGTTGCCTAAAAGTTCAACTTAACTTTTAGGAGAATGCTTAATGCATGATTTACCAAGAAAGATAGCAAGGTCTAAGGTTAGACTAATGCTAGATAAAGAGAGCAAGGGTTGGGGCTTTTATGCCTCAGTCCTTTATCAAATGCCAATGGTCGAGAAAAATACTATCCCGACTATGGCAACTGATGGCAGATCTATATTCTATAATGCGGAGTTTACCGATGCATTGACTGAGCCTCAATTGGATGGAGTAAAAGTCCACGAGGCTTATCATCGTATTCTCAAGCATCATCTAAGGATGGGCAAGAGAGATCCTCAGCTTTGGAATATAGCTTGCGATTATGCAATCAATCCCATCATCATCAAATCAGGTTTAACTTTACCTGATGGTGCTTTGATAGATCAAAAGTTCTTCGGTATGTCAGCCGAAAAAATTTACGATCACCTCATGCAGAATGCTCAGGATAAGCCTGAGCCTCAGGAGTGGGGCAATGTCGAGGATATGGGAGAGGGCATGAGTTCAGATCAGATCAAAGCTGAAGAGGCTACGATCAATGCTCAGGTTGTTATGGCAGTCAACTCGATGAAGAAAGAGGCGGGCAAACTACCATCCAATATTCAAGAGATCATCAACGAGATGAAGAGATCTCAGATAGATTGGACTGATGTTCTTCGCAAGTTCATCGGGGGCGATCAGCCCGAGGGCTATAGCTATCGCAGACCTAATCGTAGGCAATGGTATCTCAACGAGGTCATCACTCCCGTATCCAATCAGATCGGTTGTGGCGATATCGTTGTCGGCATCGATACTAGCGGTTCAGTTAGCAGTAAAGAACTATCCTATTTCTTAGGAGAACTTAATGCTATTGCGAGCAGTTCGGGTGCTGATAGTGTCACGATTATTACTTGTGATGCTGATATCCAAGATGTCATCAGATACGAAAAGGGCGAGCAGATCGAGATGCTAGAGTGCAAAGGTCGAGGCGGTACAAGAGTTATGCCCGTCTTCGATTATATTGCCAATAATAATATCAATGTAGATAACTTTATCTACTTTTCAGATATGGGCATATTCGATTATCCTGAGAAAGATGTAGGCTATCCTATACTTTGGGTATCATCCGATATTAGAGCCAAGGATGCACCTATCGGGGAGACTACTTATCTCAAAGTTGCCTAACCAAATTAACTTATCCACAAGCCCCCTAAGTTTGGGCTTGTGGTCAAATAATCAACTACTATCATGGAGTAATCAATGCAGATAGATAATATTTTAGAGAACAAGAGTGTAGCAAAGCATCAGACATATCTTAATATGAAAGATGCCTTTGAGTATTCAGTATCCAAGTTTGGATTAGAGATCGATGACATTGTATCAATGAGTTACAATCATCGCAGTCATGCCAAGTATGACAAGGCTCGTGAACAAAAAATGGAAAAGTACAGATCCATGTTGGATTACGATCAAGGTCAGGTAATAGTTGGCTTGTCAAATATGTTCAAAAGCATACAAGAATATAGAGAGCATATGAGAAAGTTTTCCTTGTTAGATCAAGAGGGCTATCTCAGTAAGTTTGATATATTTAAGAAAGCTATAAGGGATACCAAAGATCATGCTTTAGATTGGTGGAGTAAAAACCATCAGAGGACTAACATTCGCATTTACTGTGAAAAGGGTTTTTCTCTTACTGTAGAGCCTGATCAAAAAGAGCAAGCTAAGTATGCTTACGATAGACGTAGTCTAAAGCTATCCCCTTTGTGGTTTCACAAAGTTTGGAAAAGAGGTCTGTCAGGTGTCGAGTACAAAGGCAGACCACACTTTATAGCTGATCTAAAATATACACCAATAGCTAGATTGGAAGACAAGGACATGAAAGTTTATAAGGTCGATGTCGTTAGTTCCAAAAGCGGTATTGTTAGTATCATTAAAGATCTATGGTGTGTAGCTTTCGAGACTGAGCCTTACTATAAC